TCAGGAGCATTTCTGATTAACGCCACCGTTAAGAATCCACCCTTCAACAGCTTCACGAAGGTATGATTTGGGGTGGGTTCTGACTGGCTTCGGAAATCCATGCCGTTTGGTATAGTTCCAGATTGTCTGACGTGATGAAACACCGAGCTTGTTCATCACTTCTTTCTCAGGAATCAGGCTGGTATCGGTCATCTTAATTCTCCAGGCAAAAAGAAACCGCCATCAGGCGGTTTGGTGTTCTTTCAGTTCTTCAATTCGAATATTGGTTACGTCTGCATGCGCTATCTGCGCCCATATCATCCAGTGGTTATAGCAGTCGTTGATGTCCTCGGCTTCGATAACTCTGTTGAATGGTTCTCCATTCCATTCACCTGTGACTCGGAAGTACATTTATCATCTCCATAAAACAAAACTCGCCGTAGCGAGTTCAGATAAAAGAAATCCCCGCGAATGCGAGGATTGTTAGTTGCGCTCTGCTGCTGCCTTAGCCATTACCATATCCACCAAACTTCACCAGACATGATTCTCGCAATCACTATCATCACCAAAGTGATAATCACAACTTTAACTGGCGGCATCATTCACCATCCTGCTGCGGTGCTGCTGGCAGTGGCATCCAGTGGGTAATACTACCTGGATATAAACTCTTTGCTGGCCCCCAGTAGCCATCTGTATTAACACGCATAACCTCACAGCCATCAAAACCATCAGTTACAAGAACGTATTCATAAGGTTCCGGCATCCTTTCGCTTACCGGAATCCAACTATCCGGAGTTCCCGGAGAGTTGCCATTTACATCGAAGTTTGTCTCTGCGTCCTGAACCAGGAGGATGTAACCATTCTTGGCTGTATCAAGTTCTAACGCCTCGGTGACGGTGCCGAAATAGCGATTGCCTAAATCAGCATCACAAGTGCTTACATCAATGGAAACTTCCATGCCCTCGATTAATTCTGGCAAGTTGTAAGTTTGGCTTACAGGTTCGGCTTCCAGTTCTGCTATGCGCTTTTTGCTGCTTCCAGCTCGCCAAGCAGCGCCAAGACGGTAGCCGGATTGGCTGCGGCGATGAATTCAGCATTGGCCTGCTGTTCCATTTGGAAATCTTCATCGAAACCGCTTTCAGGATGCGCTCCTTCAATTCTGCAAATGGGAATATATCCAGCAGCCTCGCGATGAATTAGCGCATCATCACAATCAAATCGGCTCTCTCCATATTCGAGCGACCACTCACCACACGTTGCTTTTTCTGCCGCTTCACGCAGTGCCTGGTAATTAATTTCGCTCACTGTTTGCCTCCTTTGCGCCACATCGCATTCAGATATTTGTTGTCATTAACAGAACCGAAACTCTTTCTTTTAAGCAATTCCTCTCTCGATGGCATTGGCTTTACGCGTTGGCGAATAATCATTTCTGCCGGAAGAATGCCGGGATTGTATGCAAGTCCTCTCATGGTAAATTCCTCAGTCATTACTGATAGCGCCATAGCGTGAGCGGTAATTACGCAGGCGCGGGTCAATTTCAGGGAAGTGGGTATATGTGGCTTTGCGGAATGGTCGGATTGATGTCTGGTAAATTCGCTCTCGTTCTTCTTTCTCTGCAAGCCATATACAGTGGCGAAATTCCTTTTCCTCTTTCGTTTCCTGCGGTAGAGACATTATTCGATCGTAGTTTTTTCTGAATTTATCCAGCACCTCCGATACGGAATTGCCGGAACAGCGGCGCGGGTCATCCGCACCATACAGAGGCGCTGGCATGATTTTCTCCTGATTAAATTGCGTGAATAGCGTGACGAGGGAAGGGGAGAGTTACTGGTGCAAAGGGTATATCGTCGTCAAAATCCATCGGAGGTTCGTTGTGTTGTGCTGGTGATGATTGCTGCTGTGGCTTCTGTGATTGCCTGCTGGATGCTTGTTGTTTGCTGTCGCCAATGCCGCCAAGCATTTGCATCACACCATTAATTCCGACATGAACCTCGGTTGTGTAACGGTCTTGCCCTGACTGGTCTTTCCACTTTCTGGTTCTCAGCATTCCCTCGAAATAAATCTGATCACCTTTTTTCACATACTGCCCCACGACCTCAGCCAGTTTCCCGGATACAGCAACACGATGCCATTCAGTCAATTCCTTTTGCTCGCCAGTATTTTTATCTCGCCATTGTTCTGACGTGGCTATTGTCAGGTTAGCGAACGCTGTTCCTGATGGTGAGTATCGAACTTCCGGGTCTTGTCCTACCCGACCAAGGATAATCACCTTATTTACGCCTCTGCTTGCCATTTATGCCGCCTGTTTTAGCTCGTTAACTCTGATGTTCATTACCTGAACGCATTTAGCCTGCGCCTCCTCGTTTCCAGCCATTAATTGCCAGTCATGCTGATAACGCTCGATGAGTTTTTTCTTGTCAGTTTCTGTCGCTGCATAATCGCTGAAGTCTTTCAGGATTTGTTCGCAGTCAACCGATGGAGATTTCTGGTTGGTATTTTCTGGTGATGGTTTGTTATCTGATGCTGGGATTGCCCAGCCCGGCAGCGATGGAGGGAGCCAGTAAAATCCTGTTCCATCCTTGAGTTTTGCCCTGTGCCATCCCTGCTTTTTGTCGAGAGATGTTTGTGCGAAACCTTCCTCAAGGTTATACAGATACCGACCGATTCCCCACTGAACGGCAGCACGCTTCATTGCACCGGAACGACCACCTTTGACGGCTTCTACCTGCGTGTTTTCAGCAGCATCCCATTTGGTTACCCATTCGGAATCAATCTTGATTGATATGCCGCATTCAACTCCGCCGTTGTTGGGAATATCGCGGTATTCATTGCGCCATCCTGCTTTGCCGCAAACATCGTCCAGGCGTTTCATGATTGCCCGGTTCGTGACATAAGCCAGCACCATAGCCCACACCTTGCCATCGCGTGTTTTACCGCTTTGCTGTATTCGCCATTCGATATCTTCGGGGCTGAATGGCTCATCGAATTTATTCAAATCCATAATTCACCTCAGAATGGACACGGCCCAAGGAAATAACGCTGATTTAATACTTCGACTCGGGACAAATTAAGGCATACCCGCATTCCTTCGCGGTCACCATTATGGCGATACCAGAGAGCTTTCTGCGTGTACATGCGTCTCTGTAACTTGCTCTCCTTCACTGTGGTTGCAAGTGACATGAATATCTCCTTCGTTACCGATTAATTCTTTCATCTGACGAATGAATTCTTCGTCTGACCAGTTATCTGTAAAACTCATTTCCTGCGATACCACGGAAGGTTGATAGCTGATTTCATCTCTTTATTTGCTTCAAGCCACATTTTGGAATCACCAATAAATCTGGCTATTACTGCTTTGTTTTGTGCCGCACGAAGCATCTGGTGATTGATGGCTATTTCATTGCGCATAACGCCTCCAGTTGTTTCTTTGCTGCTCTGATTAATTGTTTAACTCGGCGTGATAATTCAGATTCGTGCGGGTAGAAAGCGGACATGACGCCGCTACCCGCGAGCTGAAAGTGCATCATGGGTAACTCCTTATATTTGATTGCATAACGAAAACGCCTCGAGTGAAGCGTTATTGGTATGCGGTAAAGCCGCACTCAGGCGGCTTTGATAGTCATATCATCTGAATCAAATATTCCTGATGTATCGATATCGGTAATTCTTATTCCTTCGCTACCATCCATTGGAGGCCATCCTTCCTGACCATTTCCATCATTCCAGTCGAACTCACACACAACACCATATGCATTTAAGTCGCTTGAAATTGCTATAAGCAGAGCATGTTGCGCCAGCATGATTAATACAGCATTTAATACAGAGCCGTGTTTATTGAGTCGGTATTCAGAGTCTGACCAGAAATTATTAATCTGGTGAAGTTTTTCCTCTGTCATTACGTCATGGTCGATTTCAATTTCTATTGATGCTTTCCAGTCGTAATCAATGATGTATTTTTTGATGTTTGACATCTGTTCATATCCTCACAGATAAAAAATCGCCCTCACACTGGAGGGCAAAGAAGATTTCCAATAATCAGAACAAGTCGGCTCCTGTTTAGTTACGAGCGACATTGCTCCGTGTATTCACTCGTTGGAATGAATACACAGTGCAGTGTTTATTCTGTTGTTTATGCCAAAAATGAAGGCCACCATCAGGCAGCCTTGTTGTAAATGTTGCAGGTATCAAGTAAGTAATTAGATGGAGCGCCATAAATTATGAATTCAGCGTTTGTCGGGTCCATCTCCATCTCTTGGCCTATTGCCATTCTTGCGTCAGTGTCATCAGCGGCGAAGCATAAAACAGCCCACGAACCCATTGTTTTAAAAAGAACTGCAATTGGCTGTGGTTTTACTGAATTTGCGTTAGCGCGAAAATCACAAATCGCACTTTCATGAAATTCCATATCTCACCTCAATCGTAATAAGCTGGAATTGATTTTCCGCGTTGCTTCTGGCGGCCTGAGCAAGTCACACCCATTTCACTGCGTGGCTTGCTGTACCATGTGCGCTGATTCTTGCGCTCAATACGCTGCAGGTTGCTTTCAATCTGTTCGTGGTATTCAGCCAGCACCGTAAGGTCTATCGGATTCAGTGCGCTTTCTACTCGTGATTTCGGTTTGCGATTCAGCGAGAGAATAGGGCGGTTAACTGGTTTTGCGCTTACCCCAACCAACAGGGGATTTGCTGCTTTCCATTGAGCCTGTTTCTCTGCGCGACGTTCGCGGCGGCGTGTTTGTGCATCCATCTGGATTCTCCTGTCAGTTAGCTTTGGTGGTGTGGTGGCTGGTAGTCTAGCTCCAGCTTGTTGAGTCTCATTCGGAGGGGGATAACCGGCACCCCAGCGATTTTTCCATGCGACAACGTGCGCGTTATGGCGGCCTTATCGCCCGCGGCTCCCCATCTCGTCCACGCTATTGCTAGCGTTGGGAGCGCTTCACCGCTCAACAGTAGGTAAGCACTTGCCAGTGACTAGCTGGCTTCACCACACCCCAAAGCCTTCTGCTTTGAATGCTGCCCTTCTTCAGGGCTAAATTTTTAAGAGCCTCACCTTCAATGGTGGTTAGTGCGTCCTGCTGATGGCTAAATAGTACGATTTGTACTTTATCGAGTCAATACAAAATGTTCTAAATATAATTAGTTTTTTATAACGCTTTGTATTTAATGGGTTTATATTTTGGAAAAAGAAAACCCGACGCTAAGGTCGGGTTATTGTTGTGTGTTTTAGAGTTGTGAGGCTGTTAACTAAATGTCTCTTCAGGCCACTGGCTGGCGATAACTTTCCCTACTACGGAACAGCTATCATTGCATGGAATCATTGGATATTGCGGGTTTAGTGGCTGTAGGAACACCTGACCGCTATCCCTGATCAGTTTCTTGAAGGTAAACTCGTCACCACCAAGTCTGGCTATGCAGAAATCACCTGGCTCAACAGCCTGCTCAGGGTCAACGAGAATTAACATCCCGTCAGGAAAGCTTGGCTTGGATCCTGTTGGCGCGGTCATGGAATTACCTTCAACTTCAAGCCAGAACGCACAATCACTGGCTTTTTTGGTTGTGCTGACCCATCTCTCCGCATCACCTTTGGTAAAGGTTCTAAGCTCAGGCGAGAACATCCCGGCCTGAACATGAGAAAAAACAGGGTACTCATATTGTTTTTTAACGGGGGCAGATGAGTATTCGCCAACAGGTGAAAATGTACCGTCGTGGTTGAATGAGACGTTATCAATACCAAGGTATTTAAACACCACACCAATCTCGTCAAGAGATGGATGACGAGATCCGCGCAACCAGTGACCAATTCCACCCTGCGTCATACCAAGCTCTTCAGCTAACTTCTCTTGAGTTATGCCGAGCTCTTTCATTCTGGATCTAGCCAGTTCATACCATTTCATTTTCATACCCTTATTATTACGCTCTGTACTAAAATCATCCATGCACAAGATGTATTTTTTGTTTGCATTCTAAAAGTACATATCGTATTATTGCTTCATGGTTACTATGGAGGGCATATGAGCAACCTACGAAAATATCGAGAGTCACTGAATATCTCTCAAACAACACTTGCTAAGGCAGTTGGATGCACACAGGGAGCTATCGGACATTGGGAATCTGGTCGTCGCTTCCCAGACCTTAAAACATGCCGTGCTCTTGTTGAGTGCCTAAACAAGTTAGGCGCAAAAGTCAGTCTTGATGACGTGTTCCCGCCGGAACACAAAGCCGCTTAAGACATTCCAGCTCTTACACATCCCAGCCCTGAAAAAGGGCATCAAGTTAAACCACACCTATGGTGTATGCATTTATTTGCATACATTCAATCAATTGTTATCTAAGGAAATACTTACATATGGTTCGTGCAAACAACCGCAACGAGGCTCTAAGAATCGAGAGTGCGTTGCTTAACAAAATCGCAATGCTTGGAACTGAGAAGACAGCGGAAGCTGTGGGAGTTGATAAGTCGCAGATCAGCAGGTGGAAGAGGGACTGGATTCCAAAGTTCTCAATGCTGCTTGCTGTTCTTGAATGGGGTGTCGTTGACGACGACATGGCCCGATTGGCACGACAAGTTGCTTCGATTCTCACCAATAAAAAACGCCCGGCGGCAACCGAGCGTTCTGATCAAATACAAATGGAATTTTAACAACATCCAGCGAGGTAATTATATGCGAAACAAAGGCTTTAATCCACCTGATACACACAAAGAAGCTAAGCGTTTGCGCTTCCTTCGTTCCATTGATGAAAGAACTCAAATCTCTTTTGTGAAAGTTGCCAGAACTGAGCTTCTGAAGGCTGAGGCGAGGGCGTTGCTCCCGTCTCTACCAAAAGAGGAGGGATATACGTTCATTCCAAACGCATTTCTGGAAAAGCTTCTCAAAGAAGACATATCCGTAAGTCAGTTTAACGATGTTCTTAAGGTCTTTCGTCAAGGCAGGTAGTTATGAGCAATACAGCAAAAATCTACGATTTCAGCGCCGCACACGAGCGCAGGAGCAACAGGATGGAGAACCAGAAAACTGGTTACATTCCGTTGTACCGGAGCATTCTGAAACAGTCATGGGCGAAAGATGTTTATCTTCGCACCCTGTGGGAAAACCTTCTCCTGAATGCCGCCAGAAAGCCATACAAAGCGAATTTCAAAGGTCATGAATGGCATCTGCAACCCGGTCAACTGGTTGTGACAGCAGCTGATTTAGGTCTTCAGTTATGCGACAGACATGGCAAGCCAGCAAGCCGTGATCAGGTTGAGCGGATGCTTCAGGTTTTTGTGAAAGAGGGGATGATCTCCATTGATGGAGAGAAGCAAAAAGGTCGTGTGATAACCATCACAAATTACCATGAATATGCTCAAAAAATGGACAATTTACCCGCACATGAAGCCGCACAAACAACCGCACATGATGCAGCACATGACGAAGACAGTAATGGCGCGGCTTTCAGCGCACATGCCGCACATGAAAGCGCACATGAAGCCGCACAAACAACCGCACATCATGAACAAGAAGGTATTAACAAGAATATAAATAATACCCCCCTACCCCCCAATGGGGGAGGCGATGGGCAGGTTAAACCTGAACGTCGCAAGGCAGAACGAATCGACTACGAATCCTTCCTGAACGCCTACAACACCGAAGTCGGTGACAGACTTCCACACGCTGTTGCGGTCAACGAGAAACGAAAACGCCGCCTGAAGAAAATCATCCCGCAACTGAAAACGCCAAACGTGGACGGTTTCAGAGCGTATGTCAGGGCGTTTGTGCATCAGGCCAAGCCGTTTTACTTCGGAGACAACGACACGGGCTGGACAGCTGATTTTGATTACCTGTTGAGGGAAGATTCGTTAACGGGAGTACGGGAAGGGAAGTTTGCAGACAGGGGGATTGCATGAGACAGGATATCGAAGCGAGCGTTATCGGTGGCCTGCTGATTGGTGGATTAACGCCAACCGCCAGCGACGTTCTGGCAACGCTGGATCCGGAAGCGTTTTCAATTCCTCTCTACCGGAAAGCCTTCGAGGTTATCCGCAAGCAGGCGAGAAACAGAAACCTAATCGACGCGCTGATGGTTGCCGAGGCGTGCGGAGAGGAGCATTTCACCTCAATCCTGATGACCAGCAAAAACTGCCCGAGCGCCGCAAACCTGAAGGGATATGCCGGAATGGTCGCGGATAACTATCACCGCCGTCTGGTGCTGGAAATCATGGATGAAATGCGTGAACCAATTCAGAGCGGAACCATCGACGCATCGAGTCAGGCGATGGATGAACTTGTAAAGCGTCTTTCAGCCATCAGAAAGCCCCGTGACGAGGTTAAACCTGTACGGTTAGGGGAAATCATCACTGACTACACCGACACGCTTGACAGGCGCCTGAGGAACGGAGAAGAGTCAGATACCCTGAAGACCGGAATCGAAGAACTTGACGCTATCACCGGAGGGATGAATGCAGAAGACCTGGTGATTATCGCCGCTCGTCCTGGTATGGGGAAAACCGAACTGGCGCTGAAGATTGCCGAAGGCGTTGCAAGCCGCGTTATTCCTGGTTCTGACGTCCGGCGCGGAGTGTTGATTTTCTCGATGGAAATGAGCGCATTGCAGATTGCAGAGCGAAGCATTGCCAACGCCGGGAGGATGCCGGTTAGCGTGCTGCGAAATCCTGCTTCGATGGATGACGAAGGCTGGGCGCGCGTTGCTAACGGCATGAGTCAGCTTGCAGATTTGGATGTATGGGTAGTCGATGCCTCGCGGTTATCGGTCGAAGAAATACGCTCAATCGCAGAACGGCACAAACAGGAAAATCCAAACCTGTCACTCATCATGGTGGATTATCTTGGCCTGATTGAGAAGCCGAAAGCAGATCGCAACGACCTCGCAATTGCTCACATCTCCGGAAGCCTGAAGGCGATGGCGAAAGACCTGAAAACGCCTGTTATCTCCCTAAGTCAGCTTTCGCGCGATGTTGAGAAGCGACCAAACAAACGCCCGACAAACGCAGATTTGCGTGATTCAGGAAGCATTGAACAGGACGCAGACTCAATCATCATGCTCTATCGGGAAGCGGTATATGACGAGAACAGTAGCGCCGCGCCATTTGCTGAAATCATTGTGACGAAAAACCGTTTTGGCTCACTTGGTACGGTTTACCAGCGGTTCTGCAACGGACACTTTGTTGCATGTGACCAGGATGAAGCCAGACAGATTTGCACAACATCAAATGCACCCGCTGCACGTGGCAGACGATATGCACAAGGGGCTGACGTATGACCATCTACATCACTGAGCTAATAACAGGCCTGCTGGTAATCGCAGGCCTTTTTATTTGGGGGAGAGTAAATCGTGGTTGAGTTAATTTTCTCTGCATTGAGGATTCTCGGTGCTATGTGGATGGTGTCGACGTTCATTGTGGTTGTCGGAAGTTTTGTCCGGTTGGTAGGCGAAGGTAAAGACCTGGTGGGTGTGCTTTTCGGTAGCATTTTCCTGTGGGTGATTATCGGTGTTATGCCTGTTGTCGTTGCAAAAATGGCGTGGCGTTTTGTGAGTTGAACTGAGGGTAAGTATCGATGGACGAATCAAGAAAGCAGTTTGAAGAATGGTTTGAAAATTACACCGGATGTGATCCTAAAAATAAAATATACGCCAATATGGTTGAGATGTATTGGCAAGCGTGGCAGGCATCGCGAGCAGCTATTGAACTGGATATCGACTGGCCCGAATCGAATGACGACTTTTGGAAAGATGGTGAAGAAGGTGCTTATGCGATGGGGCATGAGGATGGGAAGGACAAAACGGTAATTGCAGTGATGAAAGCTATCAGAGCCGCTGGAATTAAAGAGAAGAATTTCGATGAAGCAAATATACATACTTCGCAACGAAGCAATCAGAAATAACGTCATAGACGCCATTCTCTCACTACCCATCGACGACAAGTCACCCCACGAAGTCCACGTTAGAGAACCCAAACGCAGCAAAGCGCAGAATGACCGTATGTGGCCGATGCTGAACGATGTTTCGCGTCAGGTGCTATGGCATGGTCAACGGCTGGCGCCGGAAGACTGGAAAGACCTGTTCACTGCCTTGTGGCTTAAGACCAAAAAAATGGAGCAAAGAAGTGCGCCTGGTATCGACGGTGGCGTTGTTATGCTTGGCGTTCGTACCAGCAAAATGCGAAAGGCCAGCATGACTGAGCTTATCGAAATCATGTTCTGGTTCGGCTCAGAGCGCAACGTGCGGTGGAGTGATGACTCCCGGCGAGAGTATGAATGGTCACAACGAAAAGGGAAGGCTGCATGACTATCAAATCAAATACGCCAGCACACGACAAGGACTGCTGGCAAACGCCGCTTTGGCTTTTTGATGCACTGGATATTGAGTTTGGATTCTGGCTGGATTCGGCAGCGAGCGACAAAAATGCTCTGTGTGCTCACTGGCTAACTGAGGCCGACGACGCGCTCAATTCTGAGTGGGTAAGCCACGGTGCAATCTGGAATAACCCACCGTACAGCAATATCAGGCCGTGGGTGGAAAAAGCCGCTGAGCAGTGCATACAACAGCGACAGACGGTAGTGATGCTTGTGCCAGAGGATATGTCAGTCGGATGGTTCAGCAAGGCTCTGGAGAGTGTCGACGAAGTTCGCATCATCACTGATGGACGGATTAATTTTATCGAACCATCGACAGGGCTGGAGAAGAAGGGAAACAGCAAAGGTTCCATGCTGCTGATTTGGCGACCGTTCATCAGTCCTCGACGGATGTTTACTACCGTATCCAAATCGGCATTGATGGCGATCGGACAGGGCGCCAGGAGGGCGGCATGAGACGACAGCGACGAAGTATCACCGACATAATCTGCGAAAACTGCAAATACCTTCCAACGAAACGCTCCAGAAATAAACGCAAGCCAATCCCGAAAGAATCTGACGTAAAAACCTTCAACTACACGGCTCACCTGTGGGATATCCGGTGGCTTAGAGAACGTGCGAGGAAAACAAGGTGATTGACCCAAATCGAAGTTACGAACAACAAAGCGTCGAGCGGGCTTTAACGTGCGCTAACTGCGGTCAGAAGCTGCATGTGCTGGAAGTTCACGTGTGTGAGCACTGCTGCGCAGAACTGATGAGCGATCCGAATAGCTCAATGTACGAGGAAGAAGACGATGAATGAGTTAATAAATGGCAATGCCATCAAAATGACAAGCATTGAAATCGCTGAGTTGGTGGGTAAGCGTCATGACAATGTGAAACGTACCATCGAAACGCTGGCTAAAAATGGTGTTATCCGGCTTCCTCAAATTGAGGTTTCCGAAAGAATCAATAACTTAGGGTTCAATGTTCAGTACGAGCATTACGTCTTCGAAGGCGAACAAGGTAAGCGAGATAGTATTGTTGTTGTTGCCCAGTTGTCGCCAGAGTTCACCGCTCGCCTTGTTGACCGCTGGCGAGATCTTGAAGAAGCTGCGGTTAATATCCCCAAAACGCTACCGGAAGCGTTGCGCCTTGCTGCTGATCTTGCTGAGCAGAAAATGCAACTGGAAAACCAGCTTGCAATTGCCGCACCTAAAGTTGAGTTTGCCGATCGCGTTGGCGAGGCCAGCGGAATTTTGATTGGAAACTTTGCAAAGGTTGTCGGTATTGGTCCAAACAAACTGTTTGCGTGGATGCGCGATCACAAAATCCTTATTGCTTCAGGTTCCCGGCGCAATGTGCCAATGCAGGAATATATGGATCGCGGCTATTTCACAGTGAAAGAAACAGCGGTCAACACAAATCACGGAATACAGATATCGTTCACCACAAAAATCACCGGGCGTGGTCAACAGTGGCTGACCAGAAAGCTGCTCGATAACGGAATGCTGAAAGTAACAGGGGAGGCTGCTTAATGGCTAATCTACGCAAAGAAGCACGCGGCAGAGAATGCCAGGTACGTATTTACGGCGTATGCAATGGTAATCCTGAAACTACAGTTCTGGCACATTACCGGATGGCTGGAATTTGCGGAACGGGAATGAAGCCTGACGACCTGATCGGCGCATGGGCTTGTAGCGCGTGTCACGATGAAATCGACCGACGCACCCATAATCTCGACAACAAAGACGCCAGACTTTACCACCTCGAAGGCGTGATCAGGACGCAGGCGATACTACTGAAGGAGGGGAAGATTAAGCCATGAACGAATATCAGTTTGTGCTTCCTTACCCGCCGTCGGTGAAAACCTACTGGCGAAGACGGGGAAGCCAATACTACATCAGCGATAAAGGCCAGAAATACCGAAAAGACGTTCAGCAAATCATCCGCCAACTTAAGTTAGACATTTTCACCAAATCACGACTCCGCATCAAAGTAATCGCAGACGTTCCGGACTCCCGCCGCCGCGACCTCGACAACATCCTGAAAGGTTTACTCGACTCCCTTATCCACGCCGGATTTGCGGAAGACGACGAGCAATTCGATGACATTCGCGTAATTCGTGGTGTGAAAGTACCAGGTGGAAGGCTTGGAATAAAAATCACCGAACTGGAGAACGCATGAACGCCACAATTCAAACGATACCAGAGCTTCTTATCCAGACACGAGGCAATCAGACCGAAGTGGCAAGGATGCTTTCCTGCGCAAGAGGAACAGTGCTCAAGTACAACCGAGACAGCAAAGGCGAGCGTCACGTAATAGTTAACGGCGTCCTGATGGTCAAACAGGGCAAAAGGGGAAGGCCATGAGACTCGAAAGCGTAGCTAAATTTCATTCGCCAAAAAGCCCGATGATGAGCGACTCACCACGGGCTACGGCTTCTGACTCTCTTTCCGGTACTGATGTGATGGCTGCTATGGGGATGGCGCAATCACAAGCCGGATTCGGAATGGCTGCATTCTGCGGTAAGCATGAACTCAGCCAGAACGACAAACAAAAGGCTATCAACTATCTGATGCAATTTGCACACAAGGTATCGGGGAAATACCGTGGCGTTGCAAAGCTTGAAGGAAATACTAAGGCAAAGGTACTGCAAGTACTCGCAACATTCGCTTATGCGGATTATTGCCGTAGTGCCGCGACGCCGGGCGCAAGATGCAGAGATTGCCACGGTACAGGTCGTGCGGTTGATATAGCAAAAACAGAGCAGTGGGGGAGAGTTGTTGAGAAAGAGTGCGGAAGATGTAAAGGCGTCGGTTATTCAAGGATGCCTGCAAGCGCAGCATATCGCGCTGTGACGATGCTAATCCCAAACCTTACCCAACCCACCTGGTCACGCACTGTTAAGCCGCTGTATGACGCTCTGGTGGTGCAATGCCACAAGGAAGAGTCAATCGCAGACAACATTTTGAACGCAGTCACACGTTAGCAGCATGATTGCCACGGATGGCAACATATTAACGGCATAATATTGACTTATTGAATAAAATTGGGTAAATTTGACTCAACGATGGGTTAATTCGCTCGTTGTGGTAGTGAGATGAAAAGAGGCGGCGCTTACTACCGATTCCGCCTAGTTGGTCACTTCGACGTATCGTCTGGAACTCCAACCATCGCAGGCAGAGAGGTCTGCAAAATGCAATCCCGAAACAGTTCGCAGGTAATAGTTAGAGCCTGCATAACGGTTTCGGGATTTTTTATATCTGCACAACAGGTAAGAGCATTAAAGAACTGGCAAAGAGCTTAACGGTCTGCGAAAGCATTTCTTAGTGGCACAACTGGCCGGTACAACTGAGTGCTCTTTCCGGTGTGGTGAATGCGCAGGCTGATGCGCGCAGGAGAGCTTCGGAAGAACAAGGTGCCTGTATACAAGCCGGAGATCAGCGTCGGCCACCACAGCCAAATCCACCCAGAGCAAAACCGTTGTTCATCCTTACCATTCCCTCAGTATTTTGGGCTACAACCCTCAGCCCATTTTTTAAAGCGTACTTCCACCAAGAACTAGACCTAACCAACTCATTGCTGACACTCTGTGGATACGGTTGTCTAGTGCGCTTTAAAAAAGAAAACCCAGCATCAATGGCTGGGCTTCGTGATATGAGCGGCATGTATTGTTGGCGCAATCCACGCCTGATTTGCTCATGAATGCGGTCACGAACAAACCCGCTACAAATCAACCGTAACCCGGATTTGTTCAAGCGACCATATCCATAATTCCTAATTTGAACAGATCCCCTTCTGGGGGTAAGACATGAAGATGCCAGAAAAACATGACCTGTTAGCTGCCATTCTCGCGGCAAAGGAACAAGGCATCGGGGCAATCCTTGCGTTTGCAATGGCGTACCTTCGCGGAAGATATAATGGCGGTGCGTTTACAAAAACAGTAATCGACGCAACGATGTGCGCCATTATCGCCTGGTTCATTCGTGACCTTCTCGACTTCGCCGGACTAAGTAGCAATCTCGCTTATATAACGAGCGTGTTCATCGGCTACATCGGTACTGACTCGATTGGTTCGCTTATCAAACGCTTCGCTGCTAAAAAAGCCGGAGTAGAAGATGGTGGAAATCAATAATCAACGTAAGGCGTTCCTCGATATGCTGGCGTGGTCAGAGGGAACTGATAACGGACGGCAGAAAACCAGAAATCATGGTTATGACGTCATTGTAGGCGGAGAGCTATTCACTGATTACTCCGATCACCCTCGCAAACTTGTCACGCTAAACCCCAAACTCAAATCAACAGCCGCCGGACGTTACCAGCTTCTTTCCCGTTGGTGGGATGCCTACCGTAAGCAGCTTGGCCTGAAAGACTTCTCTCCCAAAAGCCAGGACGCTGTGGCATTGCAGCAGATTAAAGAGCGTGGCGCTTTACCGATGATTGATCGCGGTGATATTCGTCAGGCTATCGACCGTTGCAGCAATATCTGGGCTTCACTGCCGGGTGCTGGTTATGGTCAGTTCGAGCATAAGGCAGACAGCCTGATTGCAAAATTCAAAGAAGCAGGCGGAACGGTCAGAGAGATTGAGGTATGAGCAGAGTAACCGCGATTATCTCCGCTCTGGTTATCTGCATCATCGTCTGCCTGTCATGGGCTGTTAATCATTACCGTGATAACGCCATCGCCTACAAAGAGCAGCGTGATAAGGCCGCATCCATCATCGCTGATATGCAGAAGCGTCAACGTGATGTAGCAGAACTCGACGCCAGATACACAAAGGAGCTTGCTGATGCTAACGCGACTATCGAAAGTCTCCGTGCTGATGTTTCTGCTGGTCGTAAGCGCCTGCAAGTCGCCGCCACCTGTGCAAAGTCAACGACCGGAGCCAGCGGCATGGGCGATGGAGAAAGCCCAAGACTTACAGCAGATGCTGAACTCAATTATTACCGTCTCCGAAGTGGAATCGACAAGATAACCGCGCAGGTTAACTACCTGCAGGAGTACATCAGGACGCAATGCCTTCGATGATAGCGATAATTTTACTCATCATCCTTCACATCTGGCTCTGTAGACAGGGTGGTGATCACTTCTGGAGTGAATCCAGATTAAATATCTCATTGCTGATGCTTGATATTGAGCATCTGGCGCGCGGTAAGGGGCTGCGTTGAGATAAGAGCCGGTTCATTACAAAGCCTATCTACGGGTGGGCTTGATAATGAAACCGGAATTTATTCTGGGCAACCAGTTACGGCAGTACCGCGAAACAACCCAAGCCAGTAAGTGGGGAAATAACACTGGCAGCCACTGAAAGATGAACCTCCAGCCTTAAGGCAAAAAAGATTCTTTGTGGTGGCGGACTGATGGAAAGACATCCTAATTCCAGCCAAATATTGAAGGAGTTGTTATGTCAGCAGAAGGTTTCAATAACCCATCAAAATTCCGGGATGAGTGGGATAGCAGCGTAAAGAGTAAGTGATGCCATCACAAAAGCCATTCCCTACAGAGTGGCTTTGATAATGGCTTATACCCTACACGGGATAACTTAACTGATATCCCTTTTAACGGATAAACGGAGCCAACAATGGCAGAGATTATTCCCATGACTGAAGAACAGAAATTCCAGTTAGAGATTTACAAACTGGTCATGAACCAGAACGCAGCCGCAGAAGAAGCATTTCAGTTCATTGGCACTGACGAGCTGAAGCTTGAGCTATTCAAAATTCACTTCCAGTCAGGCGGCGCTAATTCGGATATCACGACCCGCACTATCGAAGCGGTGCGTAAATCGAAGGAAGCGTTAGACCTGTTCACTACCGGAGTGTAAGAGATGACTGAACAAGAAATGCCGAGATACCAGTGCCACAAAAAAGTTCGCGCCCTGAAGATTGGCTCTATAGAACATAAGCCAAACCCAGATCAGTCTGGTAAGACTGGCTCTTCTAGTTATGGGGCAATTATTCATCCGGATGATAAGAAATACGCAGCATTTGATGTTAGCGCGGAATATATCTGTAAGCACCGACCAATGTCTGGAGGCTATTACGTTGTCTATGAGGATGGATATGAATCATATTCTCCTGCTGAGGTATTTGAGTCTGGATATTCAAAATTATAGGAATCCTCTATGACAAGCGTCGTTGATCTTGGTAAGGAGAAGAAATTCCCAATTACTCAAGAGCTATACAAGCGGCTGGAAAGCGTCATCCATGATTACGATGGTGAAATCAGTTTATGCTAGGCGATTGGCACACTTGAATTGCTGAAGCAGTCACTGATTGAAGGCGCGAAAGAGTCCTCAGCCTGAAATAACAACTAAGTGAGATGAATATGGCGACTGAACCAAAAGCTGGTCGCCCCTCTGATTATATGCCGGAGGTGGCTGACGATATCTGCTCGTTGCTTTCTTCTGGCGAAAGTTTGCTGAAAGTATGTAAGCGTCCTGGTATGCCGGATAAGTCCACTGTTTTCCGCTGGTTGGCAAAGCATGAGGATTTTCGCGACAAGTACGCGAAGGCAACTGAGGCACGAGCTGATTCTATTTTCGAAGAGATATTCGAAATTGCTGACAATGCGATTCCAGATGCTGCTGAGGTGGCAAAGGCAAGACTTCGCGTTGATACCCGCAAATGGGCGCTGGCCCGAATGAATCCCCGTAAGTATGGCGACAAGGTAACTAACGAGCTTGTCGGTAAGGACGGCGGCGCAATTCAGATTGAAACATCACCGATGAGCACTCTATTCGGAAAATGACCTCGATTAATCCTATCTTTGAACCGTTTATTGAGGCGCATCGCTACAAAGTCGCCAAAGGCGGTCGAGGTAGCGGTAAGTCATGGGTAATTGCTAGGCTGCTTGTTGAAGCGGCGCGTCGGCAGCCGGTGCGTATACTCTGCGCTCGTGAACTGCAAAACAGTATCAGCGATTCGGTAATCCGGTTGCTTGAAGACACCATCGAGCGGGAAGGGTATTCGGCTGAGTTTGAAATTCAGCGTTCCATGATTCGTCATCTCGGAACGAATGCTGAATTCATGTTCTACGGCATCAAAAACAACCCGACGAAGATTAAATCGCTCGAAGGCATTGATATCTGCTGGGTGGAAGAAGCGGAAGCGGTAACGAAGGAATCGTGGGATATCCTGATTCCAACCATCCGCAAGCCGTTTTCCGAAATATGGGTGAGCTTTAACCCGAAAAATATCCTCGACGATACCTATCAGCGATTCGTTGTAAATCCTCCCGATGATATTTGTCTGCTGACGGTGAACTACACCGACAACCCGCACTTTCCTGAAGTTCTCCGTCTGGAGATGGAAGAGTGTAAACGCAGAAATCCGACACTGTATCGTCACATCTGGCTTGGTGAGCCAGTGAGCGCAAGTGATATGGCAATCATCAAACGTGAATGGCTTGAAGCTGCAACCGATGCGCACAAGAAACTCGGATGGAAAGCGAAAGGTGCGGTTGTCTCTGCGCATGACCCATCAGATACAGGGCCAGATGCTAAAGGTTACGCATCGCGTCACGGTTCGGTAGTTAAGCGCATTGCCGAAGGTCTGCTGATGGACATCAACGAGGGTGCTGACTGGGCTACTTCGCTGGCGATTGAAGACGGCTCTGACCACTACCTGTGGGATGGTGATGGTGTTGGTGCCGGGCTACGCAGACAGACAACGGAAGCGTTCTCCGGCAAGAAAATCACCGCCACGATGTTCAAGGGCAGCGAATCGCCATTCGATGAAGATGCGCCATATCAGGCCGGAGCATGGGCTGATGAAGTCGTACAGGGCGACAATGTTCGCACTATTGGCGATGTATTCCGCAATAAGCGAGCGCAATTCTATTACGCGCTGGCTGACAGGCTGTATCTGACATATCGGGCGGTTGTTCACGGTGAGTATGCAGACCCAGACGACATGCTGAGTTTCGACAAAGAAGTGATAGGCGAGAAGATGCTGGAGAAGCTGTTTGCAGAACTGACGCAGATTCAGCGCAAATTCAATAATAACGGGAAGCTGGAGCTTATGACTAAGGTCGAAATGAAGCAGAAGCTCGGTATTCCATCTCCTAACCTGGCTGATGCGCTGATGATGTGTATGCATTGCCCGGAGTCGGCTGCGCAACCCGACTATTCCAGTTACTCAATTCCTTGTGGTGTAGGTTGATATGGCTGAAAAAAAGATGACTGACTGGCATCGCAAGGTGCTGTGCAACTTTGATAATGCCTGGTCAGCAACGAAGGATATGCGTGAGCAGATTATTGAGGCTCAACGTTTCGTCCGGGTGTCCGGCGCACAGTGGGAAGGCAGCACAAACGCTGGTTACTCATTTGATGAAGGCAGGTTTGAGCATTACCCGCGCTTTGAGCTGAATAAGATTGCCCGTGAATGTGATCGCATCATTGGCGAGTATCGACAGAATCGCATCAGCGTTAAATTCAGGCCGAAGGATGACAAGGCATCGGAAGCGTTAGCCGAAAAGATGAACGGCAAATTCCGCGCTGACTATCAGGAAACATCCGGTGGCGAAGCGTGTGATAACGCATTTGATGATGCTGTAACGGGCGGATTCGGTTGTTTCCGCATGTGTGCCGATTACGAAGATGAAATGGATCCGAGTAACGAGCAGCGACGCATCAGCCTTCTTCCTGTTTACGACCCAGCGACATGCGTCTTCTTCGATCAGGACAGCAAGCAATATGACCGCTCTGATGCCATGTGGGCTATGGAAATGTTCTCCATGACGCCTAAAGCGTTCGAGGCTGAATACCCTGATTCCATCGCGGCAAGCCTTTCTCGTGATGACACTGGCACTCAATATGACTGGTCAACGCCAGATGCCATCTATGTTGGACGCTACTACGAAGTCCGCATAGAGAAGGTGAAGCTCACAGCATGGCGTAACCCTGTCAGCGGAGAAACGGCAATCTATGATGAAGAGCAAATCAAAGATATTGTCGACGAGCTGACCGATGGTGCATTCGAACTGATTGGCGAGCGAACGGTGAAGAAACGCCGAGTTTATTGCGGTCTTCTGTCTGGCGCTGAATGGCTGGAAGAACCGAAGCGTATTCCGGGCGAACATATTCCTCTCATCCCGGTATATGGGCGTCGTTCATTTGTTGATAATCAGGAGCGAATCGAAGGCCACGCAGCAAAAGCGATGGATGCACAGCGTCTTGAGAACCTGATGGTTTCCATGATTGCAGATAACGCTACTCAGGCTGGCGGCGATGGCATTCCTGTAGTTGATGTTGACATGATTCCTGGTCCTCTTGCCACTCATTGGGCGGAGCGCAACAAAAAGCGCCCGGCGTTCCTGCCGATGGTCAGTTTGAAAAACAAAAACGGAGATATTACTGCGCAGGCTCAGGTCAGCAGTTATACGCCTTCGACACAAATGCCTCCAGCTCTTGCCGGGCTATTGCAGTACACCGGAACGGCTATTCAGCAAATTACAGGTGCGTCGCAGCTTGAGAACATGCCGAGCAACGTCGCCACCGATACCGTTGATAGCATCTTTAACCGGATGGACACGCAGTCCTATATCTACATGGACAACATGGCTAAATCCATGCGCCGTGCTGGCGTCGTGTGGCTTTCTATGGCTCGTGAAGTCTATGGCAGCGATACGCCAATGCGCATCGTTAATGAGGATGGCAGCGATGACGTGGCGCTGATGACTGGTGAAGTGGTTGACCGTCAGGCAGGGCAGGTTATCGCGCTTAACGACCTTTCGCAGGGTAACTATGAAGTGACTGTCGATGTCGGTCAGTCGTTCGCTACTCGCCGTGATGCAACGGTTAAGTCGTTACTTTCCATGCTGGCACTTATCCCGCCAGGAACGCCGAAGCATGACCTTGTATCATCGATGATTCTCGACAATATGGACGGCGAAGGGATGGACGACCTGAAAGAATACAACCGCAATCAGTTGCTTCTGTCTGGCGTTATCAAGCCGAGAACGCCTGAAGAACAGCAAATGGTTGAGCAGGCGAAACAACAACAGGCCAGTCAGCCAGATCCGGCTATGGTTGCAGCGCAAGGTCAGCTTCTTGCTGGTCAGGCTGAATTGCAGAAAGCGCAGAACGAACAGGCAGCCATTCAGGTTAAAGCATTCCAGGCACAGACTGATGCTCAGGTTGCAGCGGCAAACGTTGTGAAAATCCTCGCATCTGCCGATAGCCAGCAGAAATCTGATATCCGCGAGGCTCTGAAACTGCTCGGACAGTTCCAGCAACAGCAAGGAGACAATGCCCGTGCTGATGCAGAGCTTGTCCTGAAAAGTCAGGCACAGGGTCATGCGCAGCGCATGGACATCAGCAGCATCCTGCAAAAATCAACTCAGCAACAACCACAGCAGTAATTAACCCATAACGTGCAATGGCTGTCTTTATGAGGCCTGGCACCCTATTGCCTTCCGATGGGCTGAACATCGAGTAAACAGGGGTAACAAATGGACCAGATGGCAGAAAACACACCAGAAGTTGAAATCGAAACCGACGCGTCAGAGCAGATTCCTGATGATGTCGAACTGGCTGAAGAAGTCGAAACAGAAGATGGCAGTGAGTCCTCCGGCAATGATGCAGAGGAAGCTACTGAAACTGATGACGACGAATCAGAACAGGAATTCTACTTTGGTGACGAAAAGCTGGATTCGCCAACCAGCGAAGATGGCGCAGAGCATGGACTGGTAAAACACCTGCGCAAGACGATTAAAGAGAAAGACCGCGAGCTGAAAGAGCTGATGCGTCAGTCTCAGAAACCCGTCGAGCAGCAGCCGGTAATAACTCAACCACCGCGAATGCCAAAACTGGATGATGAGGACATCGGTTTCGATGAAGAAATCTACCAGCAACGCATGGCTAAGTGGGCAGAGGATAACGGCAAGTACCAGCAACAGGAGATGGCTCGCAAGCAGAAGGAGCAGGAGCTTCAGGCTGCCTATCAAGAGCGATTATCCAAATATCAGCAACGTGTTAAGGCTCTCAAAGTTCCTGGCTATCAGGAAGCAGAACAGGCCGTACTCGAGGAAATCCCCATCGAGACACAAAACGCGATCCTGTTTGAGTCAGAGAAGCCGGAAATCGTTGTTCTGGCGCTCGGTCGCAACGCTGAACTGCGCAAGCAACTGGCAGAAGCTACCAACCCCGTAGCAATTGGTCGTCTGCTGGAACGTATCGAATCGAAGGCCAGAGTCATGCCAAAAGCAAAAACCACGGCAGCCACAACCCCGACAGTTAAGGGGAGCAACGGCGCAGTAATCAACAACCTCGGCAAATTGAAAGCCAAGGCGCTGGAAACTGGTGACTGGACGCCGTATTTCGCCGCTAAAAAGGCAAAAAAATAACCTATCGGAGCATTAAACATGGCTAACCAATTAGCAAAAGACCTTGAAATCATGTTCGAAAACTACGTTGAAGGCTTTGAGGCCGCCTGCGTAGTTTCCCGTAACGCTAAAAAATTCCGTCCCGGTGATACAGCAATGCAGCGAGCAGGTGATGTTCTGTATCGTCCGCAGCATTACCACATGAACATTGAGGAAGGCCTAGACCTCAGCGGCAAAACGCCAACAGCACTGGTTCAGCGCCTTGTTCCTTCTGTGTTCAAGGAGCCGAAAAACATTCTGTACACTCTGGATGCGCGTGAAATGCGTGACCCGGAACATAAAACTGAAGCTGGTCGCGCCGCAGGTATGCGCCTTGCTGCACAGATTGACTCTGACCTGATTTCCATGGTCACGCAGCGTGCTACTAACGTGATCACAATGGCTGACTCAACCACTGGTTCACAGGGCCGTGATTTGTGGAACTGTGCGGCAGGTATTGATGCCACCATGACGGCGATTGGTGTACCACAGGGTATCAACCGCCGCTCTTTCTGGAACCCCTTCAACTACAAAGACCTTGCTGGCGAGCTTGGTCACCGTGCCTATGCTCAGGGCGCAACCCTGACAGCATACGAAAAAGCGCAGATCCCTCCGGTTGCGTCCTTCGATAGCTACAAGACCGATATTTCTGGTCGTGTTCCGAAGGGTACAGCAACTTCCATTACGCTGGCAGCAGCACCTGCGCACAAGGTTGAAGCGAAAGATGCTAACGAAATGCCAGTGGATAACCGACAGGGGACCATTACGGTATCTGCTGAAGGTTTGCAGGTTGGCGATGCGTTTACCATCGCAGGGGTGAATTCCGTACACCAGATCACCAAAGATACCACCGGGCAGCCGCAGGTATTCCGCGTTCTGGCAGTTAGCGGAACGACAGTAACTATCTCCCCGAAAATTCTGCCGCCTGACAACGCGGATGTCGCCAGCCGTCCATATGCAAACGTTGATGCTAATGCGGCAAGTAGCGCAGCAATCACCATTCTCAACAAAAATGCCGCACCGGCTAACCTGTTCTGGGCTGATGGTTCTGTTGAACTGATGTACGGCAAACTGGCGTTCCCGACTGGTCAGGGTCCACAGGTAATGACAGCAACCACCGAGCAGGGCGCTACGCTGATCATGTCTTACGCCTTCGACCACATCAAAGGCGTAACCACTGCACGTTTCACCACTCTGTACGGTTGCTCTGTACTGGTTCCTGAATATACGGGCATCGTTATTGCCGGGCAGTAATTTTGGTGGGGCTTCGGCCCCATTTTTATTGGGAGAAGACAATGGTACGAACAATGCTCTATAAGCCTGGCAACATGATCACCTGTGGTCAGTTTGCTGTCGATTACATCATTGTTGATGACGAAGAAGTTAAATCTCACCTGAAAAAAGGCTGGGTGAAAACTCCTGAAGAAACCGCAACGAAGCAAAAAGTGGCTAAGGCGGAAGAAGATGGCGAAAACGAAGGGTGATCTCGTTCTAAAGGCTTTACGAAAAGCTGGGCTGTATTCCAATGCCACGTTGACAGATGCTGACCCTCAGGCAATTGAAGATGCCATTAATGACCTCGAAGACATGATGGCAGCATGGCAGGCGAAAGGTATCGAGCTTGGATATCAGTTTGCTGATACAGAAAACGGCATCATGCCGTTACCTGACGATGATTCAGGTATCCCTGCATGGGCAAATGATGGCGTCGCTTTGAAACTCGCTGTGCAAGTGTGCATGGATAACGTCATTCAGCCGTCAGACGCTCTCCTTACCGCTGCTGACAGTGCATATCAGACAATCTGTATCGCTTTAACCAAAATACCACCACTTGAGCGACGAAATGACATGCCTCGCGGTGCGGGGTTAAAAAGCGCGTTTACGTGGAATCGGTTTTACATCGAGAAAGATGATCCGAGTACGTGAGGTGAATAAATGCCGATTCAGCAACTTCCGCTTATGAAAGGTGTCGGCAAAGACTTTAGAAACGCTGACTATATCGACTATCTGCCAGTGAATATGTTGGCTACACCCAAAGAAATCCTTAACAGCAGCGGATATCTTCGTTCATTCCCGGGCATTGCCAAACGTTCTGATGTGAACGGAGTATCGCGAGGCGTCGAGTACAACATGGCGCAGAATGCTGTTTATCGCGTGTGTGGTGGCAAGCTGTACAAAGGAGAAAGTGAAGTCGGTGATGTTGCCGGAAGTGGTCGCGTATCAATGGCGCATGGTCGGACATCACAGGCGGTAGGCGTTAATGGTCAACTGGTCGAGTATCGCTATGATGGCACGGTTAAAACCGTCTCAAACTGGCCTACGGACAGCGGATTCACGCAGTATGAGTTAGGTTCTGTTCGCGACATTACTCGCTTACGTGGGCGTTATGCGTGGTCAAAAGATGGCACTGATTCATGGTTCATCACTGACCTTGAAGACGAATCACATCCTGACCGCTACAGTGCACAATATCGTGCCGAGTCTCAGCCGGACGGCATCATCGGAATCGGAACATGGCGAGACTTCATCGTCTGCTTTGGTTCATCGACGATTGAATATTTCTCCCTGACTGGTGCAACCACCGTTGGTGCCGCTTTGTATGTCGCCCAGCCATCGTTGATGGTGCAAAAAGGAATCGCCGGAACCTACTGCAAAACGCCGTTTGCTGATTCTTATGCGTTCATCAGCAATCCTGCAACAGGTGCGCCGTCTGTGTACATCATCGGATCCGGTCAGGTGTCACCAATCGCCAGCGCGAGCATTGAGAAAATCCTCCGCTCCTACACTGCTGATGAACTGGCTGATGGCGTGATGGAATCGCTGCGGTTTGATGCGCATGAGTTGCTGATTATCCACCTTCCGCGCCATGTTCTCGTGTACGACGCATCTTCAAGCGCCAATGGTCCGCAATGGTGCGTACTGAAAACAGGCCTGTATGACGATGTGTACCGCGCTATCGACTTCATTTACGAAGGCAATCAGATAACGTGCGGCGATAAGCTTGAATCGATGACAGGAAAATTGCAGTTCGATATCAGCAGCCAGTACGACAAGCAACAGGAACACCTGCTGTTTACTCCGTTGTTCAAAGCGGATAACGCCAGAGTTTTCGACCTTGAAGTTGAATCTTCAACTGGCGTTGCGCAGTATGCTGACCGCCTTTTTCTCTCTGCAACCACTGACGGCATCAATTACGGGCGTGAGCAGATGATTGAGCAAAATGAACCGTTCGTTTATGACAAACGTGTTTTGTGGAAGCGAGTCGGGCGCATCAGGAAAAATGTTGGCTTCAAATTGCGCGTTATCACGAAGTCACCTGTCACTCTGTCTGGTGCTCAGATAAGGATTGAGTAATGGCTGATTCGAATCTCAATGTGCCGGTAATCATTCAGGCTACACGGCTCGACACATCAGTCCTTCCACGCAATATCTTCTCGCAGTCGTATCTGCTTTACGTTATCGCACAGGGCACTGATGTTGGTAACGTGGCTAACAAGGCCAACGAGGCCGGACAGGGCGCTTATGATGCACAGGTCAGGAACGATGAGCAGGATGTGATTCTCGCTGACCATGAGCAGCGAATTTCTGCTGCGGAAGCAACGCTTGTTAATCATGAGGAGCGAATCAGCCAGGCAGAATCAACTCTTCAGGAACATGAAACACGAATAGCTCAGAATGAAAGCGATATTGCCTCGCTTGATACCAGAGTTCAGTCGCTGGAATCGCAGGTTTCAGACCATGAAACGCGCATCGATGCTCTGGAGTATGCCACTACTCGCAAAAAGTCAGAGGTTGTTTACTCTGGCGTATCTGTAACCATCCCGACAGCGCCGACCAACCTTGTTAGCCTGCTGAAAACGCTCACGCCGTCATCCGGCACGTTGACACCATTCTTCGACACCGTTAACAACAAGATGGTTGTGTTCAACGAGAACAAAACCTTGTTCTTCAAGCTGTCGATCGTCGGGAAGTGGCCCAGCGGAACCGCCAACAGGTCAATGCAGCTAACATTTTCCGGTTCTGTTCCTGACACACTGGTAAGCAGTCGTAACTCGGCGACAGCAACCGACAACATCCTGTTAGCTACGTTCTTCAGCGTGGATAAAGACGGCTTTCTTGCCACAAATGGCAGTACGTTAACCATTCAGTCAAATGGTGCGGCGTTTACTGCCACAACCATCAAGATAATCGCGGAGCAGTGATGATTCAGTTCAAACCAACGCGAAACATCGACCTGATCGAAGCAGTCGGAAATCACCCTGACATTATTGCCGGAAGCAACAACGGTGATGGATACGACTACAAGCCTGAATGCCGTTACTTCGAGGTGAACGTGCACGGGCAGTTCGGAGGCATTGTTTACTATCAGGAGATTCAGCCGCTGACATTCGATTGCCACGCCATGTACCTGCCAGAGGTTCGTGGATTCAGCAAGGAAATCGGGCTGGCGTTCTGGCGATACATTCTGACTAACACCACTGTTCAGTGTGTCACATCGTTCGCTGCGCGCAAATTCCGCCACGGGCAGATGTACTGCGCAATGATTGGCCTTAAGCGTGTAGGAACCATCAAGAAATACTTCAAAGGCGTGGATGACGTGACTTTTTACAGCGCCACACGCGAAGAACTAATCGACTTCCTGAATCACGGGAGATAGCCATGTTATATGCATTTAAGCTGGGCAGAAAACTGCGCGGCGAGGAACCTTATTGCCCTGAAAAGGGTGGGAAAGGTGGCAGTTCTGATAAAAGCGCAAAGTATGCCGCAGAAGCTCAGAAGTATGCAGCAGACCTGCAAAATCAGCAGTTCAACACCATCATGAACAACCTGAAGCCGTTTACTCCTCTGGCTGATAAGTATGTCGGCAGCCTCGAGAACTTATCGTCTCTGGAAGGGCAAGGTCAGGCACTTAACCAGTATTACAACTCTCAGCAGTACAAAGATCTTGCTGGTCAGGCTCGTTATCAGAGTCTGGCGGCAGCGGAAGCAACAGGTGGATTGGGTTCCACTGCAACCGGTAATCAGTTAGCAACAATCGCACCAACGCTTGGTCAGCAATGGCTATCTGGTCAGATGAACAACTACCAGAATCTGGCAAATATTGGTCTTGGCGCACTGCAAGGTCAGGCAAACGCCGGGCAAACATATGCCAACAATATGAGTCAGATTTCGCAGCAAAGTGCGGCTCTTGCAGCGGCAAATGCCAACAGACCATCAGCAATGCAATCTGCTATTGGCGGAGGTGCGTCTGGTGCTATTGCTGGGGCCGGACTTGCGAAATTAATTGGTTCATCAACTCCGTGGGGGGCTGCGATCGGCGGCGGTCTTGGTCTGCTTGGCTCGTTGTTTTAAGGGGTAATCAATGGCTACGTGGCAACAGGGTATTAATTCTGGTGGTTTTCTGGCTGGCATCGGTACGCAAAATGAGAATGCGCCAAAGGCAAGCGACATTAACGCAACGCTTGGTCTGATCCGCGAAAACAATGAACTGGCTCGCTCAGGTGCAAATAACATTGGTCTGACCGCGTTACGTGGTCTGGCTGGAGTTGCTGATATTTACAATCAGGAACAGCAACAGAAAGCTATTAGTGCGTTCAATAAGGTTCACGCTGATGCATGGGCTTCTGGTGATCCATCTGGACTATTTAAGTTTGCCCAGGAAAATCCAGCGTTTGTTGCACAGGCACAACAGGCGTTTTCCGGTCTTAATGAGCAGCAACGCAACGATATGGGCGATTTAGCCATGAGGGCTAACGTCGCTCTTTCCCAGGGACCGGAAGCCTACAGTAAATTCATTACTGACAACAAGGACAGGTTAAATCGCGTGGGGGCGAATGCTGACTGGATGATTCAGACAGGTATCCAGAATCCAGAGCAGCTATCACACATGCTGACTACTATGTCTCTCGGTGCGCTTGGACCAGAAAAGGCGTTTGCTGTTCAGGACAAGATGGCTGGTCGTGAAATTGACCGAGGCAAACTGGCAGAGACAATCCGCAGCAATCAGGCTGGAGAAGCACTTCAGGCGAGAGGGCAAAACCTTTCCTATCAGTCAGCAATGACTGGGCACAATATCGCAGCACAACGCTTGGCTCTGGATCAGCAAGAGTTCGGGTTTAAGATGCAGCAAGCGCAGGAAAAGGCTCAGCAGTTGATTAGCGAAGCACCTAAGCTGTCAGTAAACATGGAAAAAGGCATCGAGACGGCTGTAAACAATGCCACAGCATCATCAAACTCAGCCAATTCTATGAGTGCGCTTGCTCAACAGTTCAGAGCAGAAAAACCAACGACAGGTTTGTTCGGTAACGCACAGAACATGTTCGCAAAACTTACCGGAAGCGATACGACATTGCGTGATTTGCGCATTCGCCAAAATGCCCTTGTTAACAGTCAGGTTCTTAAATTCCTACCTCCCGGCCCCGCAACGGATAAAGACGTTGAGATCGTTCGTCAGGGTGCACCAACTGACATGGATAACCCTGAGACGGTCGCAAGATGGCTTGATGCAATGGCAAACCTTGAGCGACGAAACGCGCAGTTTAATGAGTTTAAAGCCGAGTGGATGAGCGCGAATGGCAACCCTGGACAATCGCGTAATGGCGGTCAGATATTGGGGTTGGATGTTAAAAAAGGTGAATCATTGGGGAGTGCCGTTAAGCGGTATATGTCAATGAATACTGACGCAGCACCAGCGCAAGATTCGACACCTTCAGGAGAACCACGGAATCAGGTTGGATCATATACCTCAAAATCAGGCATTCAATTTACGGTGGAATGATGAAAGTAACTGCAAACGGTAAGACATTTACCTTCCCTGATGGTACGAGCACGGAAGATATTGGATCTGCCATTGATGAGTATTTTGCTGGACAGTCTGTTCAGCAACAAACTGTCAGCCAGGATAGCAATGAACCAGCACGTGAAGAACCATCATTGATGCAACAAGCTGGCGATTGGCTCACTGGTGGTCAAAGTGCAGGGCAAATTGCAGAACAGGCTGGTCGTGGTCTGGTAAACATACCATTTGACGTATTGCAGGGCGGCGCAAGTCTGATTAATGCAATCAGTCAGGGGCTTGGTGGACCCAAGGTTTTGGATGATGTTTATCGTCCAGTAGACAGACCGACAGACCCCTACGCGCAAGCCGGTGAAACAATTGGTGGGTATTTAGTTCCAGGAGTTGGAACGGCAGGAAGCATGGCTATTGGATCACTGGCAGAGGCCGCAAATCAGAAAGGCGATTTCGCACAAAATGCAGCTAAAAATGCCGGAGTTAACCTTGCCGCTCAGGGTGTTCTTTCCGCAGCAGCAAAGGGAATAGGGCGTGGAATAACGGCTATAAAAGGTGATATTGCGCCAGAAGTGGCGAAGAAAATTGCCACATCAGAATCGATGGGCGTGACACCAATGACATCTGATGTTATCCAGCCGAAAAATGCTTTCACTCGTGGTCTTACTCAGGATGCTGAGGGGGCCATTCTTGGAACTGGCAGTAAAAGGGCAGAGCAATATGCAACGCGGAGTAAGTTGGTAAGTAATTATTTTGAGCGTTTTGGTGAGTACAACCCGGATGATGTGGTGAAATCTCTGACCACCACGTTAAGGGGGCGGAAGGATGCCGCTGGCGCTGTTATCAATGACGTCACCAATAAAATGGGTAATGCCGCAGTTGATACCACAAATACCATGAATGCTCTGAATACAGCGATCGCAAGACAGGAACGGCTTGGGACGTCTGCCAATCAAAGCCTGCTTACATCCTTGCGTAACCTACGTGAAGAATTAGCAAACCCTGCAACTGATTTGGATGTTACGTTTGATCTCTTGCGTCAGCACAGAACAGCATTTAGATCTAATGTTCAGGGAGATGCTATGGTCTTCCCCAACCAGGCAAAAGCAGCTACCAATATGGTAGAGAATGCAATGTCAAAAGACCTTCGTAACGCAGTTGCTAAAAACCTCGGTGCATCAGACGCAGCAAAATACCTTAAAGCAAATTCCGATTATGCAAACGTTTATAATAAGGTGCTTAATAAAAACATTGCCAACAAGCTCAACAAGGCAAGCAGTGAAGCCAGTCCTGAACTTATAAATACCGTTGTATTAAGCAGAAAACCATCTGACGTGAAACGAATCTGGAGCGCACTGGATGATAAGGGGAAAGATGCTATGCGTGCAGCTTACGTCAGCAAAATAGCGGAAAAGGCCGGGGACTCTCCAGCCAAGTTCATCACTGAAGTTAATAAGCTGAAATCTCAGTCAGGCGGTGAAATTTACAACACTATTTTTTCTGGAAAGCACATGAAAGAGCTTGATGCTCTTCATGAAGTTCTACAGCAAACAGCAAGGTCAGACACCGCAAATGTAGTAACTCAGACTGGGCAATCACAAGCCAACAGGATAAGGACGATTGGCGCAACTGCGACTCTTGGCGTATCAATGGGGATTGAGGCTGGTTTCGGTGCAATGATGCGCTTGTATGAGTCCAAAGCAGCAAGGAATGCGCTCTTACGTCTGGCAAACACCAAAGCAGGAACACCAGCCTATGAAAGAGCGTTGAGTAACGCTGCAAATGCCATCAGGCCGCTGCTTGCTACTGAGGCAACACAGCAGTAAAGTATGGGTAATTGGATTCAATCGTTAACATTTTCTTTTTACTTTTCCAATAAAAGCTTTGGTTGAATCCATATTCCCATAACCAGAAATGGTTTTCGACATTAAAACTGTTCCATTAGGATGTATTACCCATGAGTCGATAACTCGTTGAGTTTCGCCATTCGCGCCGATTCCAATGATGGAGTTTTTAGACAATGCTTTGTAAGCCATGCCGCCCGCATCCGTCCCAGAATATGTGATACTGGCATCTTCACCGTTTGTCTTAATGATGAATGTTCCACTAAAACCATCTTCTTCCGGTTGAAAATTATTTCGTTCTGAATAGCTTATTCCGTGCATATCCCCAACGACCCAGCACTCTGCTGAGACAGAAAACGAGAAGACAAGGAAAGCCATTGCTATAATCAATTTCATTTTAAGCCCTTATTGTTATTGATTCTTTTTGCACGGAAATGTTTTTCCTACTGCTAGGGCTGTTAGTATAACTGCGCTCTCATTTCTTGATTCTGGGTTTTTGTTTAGATATTTCTCAACGATATCGGTGTATTGATACATGTCAACGCCATCAGGAGGACATAGAGAACCAATTAGTATCAATGAGTCAGTTACTCCGCGCAAATATCCAGTAATGTAAAGCGATGAAAAATCATCACCCTTTTTACCTTGTTGAATGTTGTAAAGAAGGTCATTACCCGTTTGAAGCTCGCGCAGCTCAGCACTGGAAGAAGAGACAACTGCTAACAAGAACAGTGATAGAAATCTCATTTCAAATCCTTTTCATAAATCTTTTTAAGTGTCTCAAACACTATAGCCTTGAACTGCTCAGCCTGCTGATCAGCCAAGCGTTCAGCTTCGTCGCGATATCCTGTAATCGGTGATGGTTTTGATAGTGCATCCTGAACGATTTGTAATAACTCAGAGTTCATTGACCTTCCGTTAGCCTCGGCTCTTAATTTCAATTTTTCTCTTACTTCCAAAGGCATACGGAAGTTAAAGTGCGGATCATCTCTAGCCATGCCATCACTCCAAGTTAGTGTATTGACATGATAGAAGCACTCTACTATATTCTCAATAGGTCCACGGTGGACCCATATTGTGAGGTGAATATGAAAGGAATGAGCAAAATGCCGCAGTTCAATTTGCGGTGGCCTAAAGAAGTGTTGGATTTGGTACGCAAGGTGGCGGAAGAGAATGGTCGGTCTGTTAACTCTGAGATTTATCAGAGAGTAATGGACAGCTTTAAGAAGGAAGGGCGCATTGGCGCGTAAAGTTGAAGCCCCAACTGCGGGAACAGTCAGGGCTTCGGTTGTCAGTAAATCCGTGGAGAAAAACCAACATGAATAGTATAGCAATTTTAGAAGCAGTGAACACCTCTTACGTACCATTCAACGGTCAGCAAATTATCACCGCCATGGCTGCCGGAGTTGCATATGTTGCGATGAAGCCAATCGTTGAAAACCTTGGAATGAGCTGGTCAACGCAGCAAACAAAACTCATGAAGCAGATTAGCAAATTCAACTGTGTTCATATGAACATGGTTGCCGCTGATGGGAAGCTTCGTAAGCTACTCTGCCTTCCTTTGAAGAAGCTAAATGGATGGCTGTTCAGCATCAACCCTGAGAAAGTTCGTGCTGACATCCGTGATAAACTGATTCAGTACCAGGAGGAATGCTTTAGCGTGCTGCATGACTACTGGACTAAAGGCCATGTAGTTAACCCACGCAAAGCTAAAAAGGCGTTGCCGGGTAAAATCACCACTGAACAGCAGGAAGCCATTAAACAACTCGTCATGAGTCGCGGTCAGTCTCTGCCAAAAGAAAAACAGGCGAAGGCGATGATCACCATGTGGTCGTCACTGAAATCCCATTTTGGATGTTCGTACAAAGAAATCAGTGATGAGCAGTTTACCGAAGCACTGTCACTTGCTGCTCGCGTTCCGCTTGAAGGTGAGTTCATTGGCAAACAAGAGAAGAAAACCAACGAGCTTTCTGCAAAAGAAGCAAACAGCCTTGTATGGTTATGGGATTATGCCAACCGCTCACAGGCGTTATTCCGCGAACTGTATCCGGCATTAAAACAAATTCAATCGAACTATTCCGGCAGATGCTACGACTATGGTCATGAGTTCTCGTATGTTATCGGAATGGCGAGAGACGTTTTAATCAATCACACACGAGATGTTGATATCAATGAGCCAGACGGACCAACGAATCTTTCCGCATGGATGAGACTTAAGAATAAAGAATTACCTCCTTCAGTACATAACTACTGACAGATAACCAACGCAACGACCCAGCTTCGGCTGGGTTTTTTATGCCCAAAATTCACCGTAGCCATGCTGCGGCCATTCCTTGTATCTGGAGCAAATCAAATGACAGATTCAATAAATGCCAATGTTGTAGTGAGTATGCCTTCGCAACTCTTCACTATGGCTCGTTCTTTTAAAGCCGTAGCCAATGGCAAAATTTATATCGGTAAAATTGACACTGACCCGGTAAATCCTGAAAACCAGATTCAGGTTTATATAGAGAACGAAGACGGCTCTCACGTTCCTGTTTCGCAACCAATCATCATTAATGCTGCTGGATATCCGGTATATAACGGACAGATTGCCAAGTTCGTAACTGTGCAAGGCCACTCTATGGCTGTTTATGATGCATATGGTGCGCAGCAGTTCTATTTTCCTAATGTGCTGAAGTACGACCCAGATCAGTTAAGGCAGCAGATTGAAGACCCTGATGGGGCAACCAAATATCCCGCATTGCAGATTTCTCGCTGGCGTGATGATTTAGACGTGCGTGGATGGGGAGTATTCCCGGATGGTACAGATGTTACTGCTAAACTGTGTGAGGCATTGGATTATGCTAACGGTGATTATTCACAATTAGTTGAGTATGGGAAAAACAGAAAATCATTGCATATCCCTCCAGGCGATTATGTCGTTGATATGACCAAGCTGACTGGCATTCATGCTTCTGCTGGTCGCTTTGTGATCCGCTGTAACGTTGATTGTGTTGGCCGAATCCCTAACGGGGATTTCCTAATCCTTCATAGTAAATCTATAAATGTAACTGGCCTTTCATGTAAATCGTTATACATTAGAGGGCTACAGTTTTCTATTATCTCGAACATTGATACGACCGGCGATATAAGATTTTTATCATCAGACGCATACACTCTGCCTGGGTTGGTTGAATGGGGTGGCGGGAGTTTTTGGAATCAATTTGTACGCATCAAAACAGGTACTACGTCAGGTGGTGGCAGATTCATAATTGACATCTCTGATGGATCTATAAATCAAAATACATTTGAGCAGCTTTGCGGTGGTGGTCTGATCATAACTGGATCGGGTTTTAGTCGCCAGACCGGTGCTCCGTATGAGGGGAACGCAAACACATTTATAGGTCTTGACACATCGGGAAGCGGCGATTATTTGCTCTATAACAATAGCACCCCAAATCAGCATAATGTTGTGATAGGTTTGTATGGCGAGGTTACGGGCAATGGGAAAATACGTGGGCCGTGGACCATACTTGGCGCGCGTGTGCAATATGGTAACTGGGCCTCAACCATGAGCCCCATGAATACCATATTAGGGACAGACCCTACAGCAGGCGCACAGGGAGGAGATACGTTCAGTGTCTCCGGTTCTAATCTTTGCCCTTCTGGAGATTGGTCGGTTATTGATGGAGTCTACGGAGCACCTATTGACTATTCCCTTTTAATTATACCGAACGAACGAAAGGTTGGTTCTGACCCTAATGAACCATCTGGCTGCGGTAGATGGTTTGGAGTCACTAACGCATCTCAACGTTGCAGAATAACCCTAAATTTAACTAAAACACAGACAGGTTTCATTCGTGGAGCTTTTTACTTTAAAGGCGACACACCACTTGAGATAGCTATAGAAGCCCAAGATGGTACTAATTCCATCTATATGTCAGTTAATAAGTTCTACGATATGGGTGTTGGAGGGTGGAAGTTATACAAAGTTTCAGCGCCAACCAACGACAAAAGTAAAGCATACAGATTAAGGATTACAGTTGAATCCGGAATGAGCGCTTATGTTGGAGGAGCGTATTTTAGCCCGTATAACGGAACCTTTCTTCCAGTATTCTGCGGATGGGAGAAAGTAAAAATGAGATCTAGCGCAAAGCCTACTGTGACAGAGAACACAGGTTCTTTCCCAATCGGCTTGGTGTCCTACAGAACATCTCCAGCAACATATCCTTCCGACCCTACTGTCCAATGGGTGTGGAATGGAAGTACATGGGGGATTGTGAATATTTCTGCCTAACCAATAGCGGCATGCTTCAAACATGCCGCTTCAAAATTATCTTGGAATATTTTTCTCGATATATTTATAGCTTAGTAGTGCAAAAGCTACAGATGTTATAAATACAATAAAAATAAACGAGAAGCTTTTTGATAAATCAGCCATCCCAAGCCAATCTATCATCTTAAAGCATAATATAAACGTAATTGGATGAACTAAATACAAAGAGTATGAAGCATCACCAATCATGATGAAAATACGTGGTATTTTGATGTTGTCTTGTATGTAGTCAGAGCATGCAGTAAAGCATGCAAACATTATGCAAAAATATTTCCCTGAATGAAAAATCCCATGCCCAGCATCAAACTGTGTTATGTAAGCCCATACAGGGATTATGATTCCAATCGAAATTAATGGTATTGCAATCCTTTTGTCTCTAATTGAAAAGTTACCACTTTTGTATAGGATAGCAATAATCGCACCGAAGACAAACTCCCAAATCAGGCTTTGCATGGTTAAATTTATATATCCTAAACCTTCAATTTTTGGTCTGTCGAATACACCCGCAATAGATGGCAAAGCTAACAGTGTAATGAAAAACCATAATATATAAAATGTATACCTAAACTTCCCCAGCGCTATTCCAATGGCGCAAACTAAATAAAAATATATTTCATAATTGAGGGTCCATCCAACGAACAATGATGGAGGCCCAAAGTATATAGGTGACTCAGTGTTTAGTGGAATGAAAAGCAAACCTTTGATTATGTTTGTTAATTCAAATGAGCTAGATGATTGGTTATATGAAAACCCATGCATTAAAGATAAATCAACATTTTTAACAATGACTATATATGCAATAGTCATGATGAAATATAGAGGCCAAACTCTTAAGAAACGTTTTTTAATAAACTTTATCAAATCATTGCTTTGGTAGCTATGAGACGTATAAATTATGATAAAACCACTAATGATGAAAAATAAATCAACTCCGAATGCACCAGGCCAAAATAATCGCTGAGCCAGCCATTCATATTCTGTTCCTTTCAAAAAATCCCTTGCATGGCAAAGTACGACAAGCATAGCTGCAATAGCCCTAAGCGCCTGTATATACTGAAGGTTATTCTTTCTTGGTGGACTGTTATCGATTTCCAAAATACACCTATAATAGTTTTTTGATAAGTATCAGTAGCTTCTGAAAGGTCTGAAGTTTAGCACCACAAACGCTATTGATCGACACCGCCGATCAGTAATGCTGTATTAATATACAGTATCCATCGGAGGTGAGTTATGGGATTCCCGAGTCCAGCACAAGACTACGTTGAAGAGCGCATATCGCTCGACAAGTGCATCATAAGCAGGCCAGCGGCAACGTACTTCATGCGAGCGGGTGCGACGCACTACCGGGAAGGTATCCTGAATGGCGCGCTGCTGGTTGTGGATGCTTCGCTATCACCATGCGACGGCTCATTACTTGTTTGCAGAATGGAAGGTGAGCTGAGGATTAAGCGATACCGCAAATCACCCAAGGTTCACCTGGAAGATTTGCAGACAGGAAGAAGGGAAGCTATACCTCTGCACGATGACGGAACGAGCCCTGATGCGATATTTGGCGTAATCACATACATCATTAACGATGCTCGTTATGGTGAGTTTGATGACTACCCGCTGAAGTGA